AACGACTCTACATTTATTATGCTTGAATGCATAAAAAGGTATTCTGCGTTAAGCTAATGGCTAGAAAAAGAGACAAACAGCCGCCAAAAACTAAAAAGTATTTTCGCCCCACTAAAAAAGGGGCGGGAATGACGGCGGCTGGTGTTGCAAAATACAGAAGAGATAATCCTGGATCAAAACTGAAAACTGCAGTAACAGGTAAAGTAAAACCAGGATCAAAAGCTGCAAAAAGAAGAAAGTCGTTTTGTGCTAGAAGTGCAGGACAAATGAAGAAATTTCCTAAAGCTGCTGCAAATCCTAATTCGAGGTTAAGGCAGGCTAGGAAAAGATGGAGATGTTAATATGGCTGAATTTATAGGTACTACTAGCAAAAGAATACTAAGAAACATACTTGATAATTCTTTTAAGGCAGGTAAAATTAATGCAAAAGACTATAGAGCTTTGCAAAAAAAGCATGGTCTTGGTAAACCAAGAATAGTTCAGTTAGATTTATTTAAGGGGCCACAAAAAAAACAAAAAGGAGGAGTTATGGAGGCTATAAATGGATTAAAAGCAAAAGGACTTAAAAAGGGTGGCAAACCTAGCAAACCGATGGTTAAAAAAAAGAATCCACAACGTGTTGCTCCCGCAAGACCTGGACAGAAAACGAAAGAGTTAACACCACAACAAAAAAAAGAAATGATGGATAAATTAAAAAAAATGAGGGGACAAATTACTAATCCTTTTATAAAATTAGATTCTTTAGGTAGACCAACGATGGAGGCCAAAAGAGGTGGTGCTACAAAGAAATTTCCAGACTTATCTGGGGATGGAAAGGTTACTATGAAAGACGTTCTAATGGGTAGAGGTGTCATAAAAAAACCAAAGAAAAAAGCAGACGGTGGTTCTATGACTTTAGAGGGAGGAAAACTAAAGAATGTAAAAGATGCACCTGAAGAGAGACGTAGAGAAGTAAGAAAAAAAGTTAAAACAATGCTAGAAAGAAGATCCTTATTAAATCCTATGGGTGGATCAAGAGGTTTTGGTAAAGTAGCAGGTAGATTAGCTAAAAGAGGTTACGGCATAGCAAGAAAGTGATTAGAATATTATTAATAATATTAATATTATCTGTATCAATCAAAGCTTTCGCAGAAACAAACACTGTTAGTAGCACAGTGGTTACAAATAATACACCACCTACGGCCAATTCACCTAGTGTTGTGGTAAATAACTCTGACGTGTGTAAGACAGCGGTAGCAGGCGCCGTGCAAACCCAGATTTTGGGTATTAGTAGCGGGATTACGGTAACTGATGAAAACTGCGAAAGAATAAAATTAGCAAGATCTTTGTATGCTTCAGGCATGAAGGTGGCATCTGTGTCAATATTGTGTCAAGACCCACGTGTTTGGGACAGCATGACTATGGCAGGTACCCCATGTCCGTACATGGGTTCTATTGGGCAAGATGCTGAAACTGGTTGGAAAGACAATATGGATATGATTCCAGAAGGCAGTGTAATCTATGCAAAATGGAATGATGAGATAAATCAAATAAAAGTAAAGCAAGGAGTCGAAAGCGATGGGTCAAAACTGGCGAAATTTATTATTGCTGCTATGGTTCTGCACTCTGGCATCGTGGCCTTCTTCCCTTAGAGCTGAGTGTCCAGTAACTGCTACAGGAGTTTGTACACCTGGAGTAGAAGAAACAATTGTAATAACAGAAACAGAATCAATAGAATATGAAGCCGATGGTCATACGGTAACTACGACTACAACCACAGATACCACCACAGTTACAGTAACAAATGAAGACTCAGGAAACATTCTTGATGGTAGCGAAGGCTATGTAATTCCTAGATATGAAGGCGATATGGATTCGGACTGGGGAGGCCAAGGCCCTGCAAATATGCCATCAGGTAATAATTGTTATCAACTAGGTTCAGACAAGTGTGCACAGATTACTGGTTCAGGCAACTCAACGTCTTCCATGGGTGTACCAGGTATGGGTACAACTTTTATACAGACTGTTGATATATCTGAATTAGACATCGAAAATGGGGGTAGAACGAACTATTCTATAAAAGTCGATAAGAGAGACACACAAGATCGTATTTACATGCATATCACAGGAAAAAACGGCAATACGAGCGTATTTGCTGGCACAGACATTCTTTCAGAATCAGGTGTAACAAGTGGTTATCAGGAGTACACAGGAGGTTTTGATTTTGCAGGAACAATAACAAAGATTGTAATAGAAGTAGGTGGACGTGATATCAACCTTGCAATTGGACCGCTCTTTGATGATGTTGAAATAAACGTATTGTACAACGTAGTGTCCACAATAGTGACACAATCAATAACATCTGTTGAGATGTGGGTAGCATATGGTGGTAGCACAGAGACAGAAGTTATAGACATCGTAGAAAATATCTTTGATCATAATGATATTGTTGTGCCTGATTCACCAGGCGATGATATGTTTTTTGAGCCAGAGTTTGATGAGCCCGACATGGAAGTATCTTATGAAACTGTTGAGATGGAAATGGAGATGCCTAGTTTTGAGATGGATTTTGAGATGGAGCTACCTGAAATGGATATAGAAATGCCTGAAATGGAGGTTGCCGTTGTTGAAATCGAGATGGAAATGGAGATGGAATTGGAGTTAGAAATGCCAGCACCAGAGCCAGAAATGACAGAAGAGATTGAAGTTGCACCAGAACCAGATACAATGGAGCCAGAAATTGAGAGTGAACCCGAAATGGAGGAATCAACAAGTGAGCCAGAATCAGAACCAGAAACTGGGCCAGAACCCATGGAAGAGTCTAGCGATGAGCCTACTGAGGAAAGTTCAGAAGATGTGGCGGACGAGCCAGAGGAGAAAGAAAGCGTTTCAGAGGTTGAAGAGAATGAAGAGCAACCAGAAGATTTGGAAGAACCAGAAGATAAGGGTGAAGCCGATAAGGAGCCAGTAAAGAAACCTGAGTCTAAAAAAGAAAAAGCTGCAAAGAAAATTGTAAAAAAGATGGGTGATAAAGGTAGATATGATTCATCAAATCAGTTAAAAACTTTGATTGTGATGCAAGTATTAGGAGATACAAAAACCTTCTTTGAATCACAAAAACAATTGGAAGATAGATTAGATTTCTTTACAGACTATATGATACCAGATACACAAATAGAAAATAACAATATTGCACAATGGTATTTATTTGGTGGTAGTGATGGTATGATGAATGATATGATAGAGTTACAATGGCAGAAGTAGAATTTGCGGGTTTGAAGTTCAAAGGTGGGAAGATCTTTGTTATTATCACAGCTTTAACCACACTAGGTGGTGGACTGTGGGGTGGTTTCGAATTTTACAAAGATTACCTAACCATGAAAGAGCAGATACAAGAATATGTTGCACCTGATTTATCAGGGTTTGATAAAGAAATTGCACTTACGAAAGAAGAGATGGACAGTAAGACTGACCTAATACAGACAGAAGTAAACATGATTATGCAAGAGATGGAAATGATTATGTCCGAAATAAGATTGGTGTCTGATGTTGCCAATGAACTTAAAAATGATCTACGTCAAGATGTAAGACGTATTGAAAAAGTCGTTAATGATGTAGAGCAGATGGTTAAAGAAGATTCGAGAGAAACCAGCTCGGAGTTAAGAGATACCACGAGGGACATGAAGGAAGACATGGAATTATTGTCGGATAAGTTGGAATCATCCATGACTGCACTAGAAGAAAAGGTTGAGAAAAGAATAAAACTCGCATTAGAAAATCCTTTATCACAAATGTAATATGGCTAAAACACCTTCCAACGAATACTTTACACCAGTCAAAAAAAGAACTAGTATAGGGCGTTCTTCACGCAGTAGGCCAAAGAATAAAAACAAAAGAAGACAATATGTCAAATACAGGGGGCAAGGATGACCAAATTATGTCCAAGAGGTAAGGCAGCAGCTAAACGTAAATTTAAGGTTTATCCAAGCGCATATGCAAATGCATACGCTTCTAAAGTTTGTGCAGGTAAAATTAAAGATCCCAGTGGCGTAAAAAGAAAAGATTTTAGAGGACCAAAACCAAAAGCTATGGGTGGAGAAATCATAGATTTTAACAAAATATCTCAAGATAGAAAAAAAGTTTCTAAATTTAATAATGGTGGTATCGCAAGAGGGTGCGGTGCTGTCATGGCAAATAAAAGAAAAAAAACTAAGTTTAGGTAATGGCCAAAAGTGGTTTAAAAGAATGGTTCAAACAGAATTGGGTTGATATAGGTTCTAAAAGAAAAGATGGGTCTTTTGCTAAATGTGGCAGATCAAAACAAAAAAAGGATGCAAAAAGAAAGTATCCCAAATGTGTTCCACTAGCAAAAGCTAAAAGAATGACAGAAAGTCAGAGACGATCTGCTGTGTCTAGAAAAAGATCAAAAGCACAAGGTGTTGGTGGTAAACCAACGAATGTTAAAACTTTTGCTAAAGCTGCGGGAGGTGGAATGGCTGTAAGAGGAATGAAATTTATTGGTGTTAGATGACCAAGAAAAAAGATCCTAAAGTTGGCACGGGCAAAAAACCAAAAGGTAGTGGACGACGACTCTATACGGATGAAAATCCACGTGATACTGTGTCTATTAAGTTTGCTACTCCTACTGATGCTAGAAAGACAGTTGCAAAAGTTAAGAAGGTTAAAAAACCGTTTGCTAGAAAAATTCAAATATTAACAGTTGGTGAACAAAGAGCCAAAGTAATGGGTAAAACACAAGTAGCTAATATATTTAGAAAAGGTAAAGATGCCATCAGAAAAATTCATAACCGTAAAAGGACGTAAATACAAAAAATCTCCACTAAAGGAAGGTCCTAAAAAGAAGAGATTAGTCAAACTTTTAATGTCAGCTAGACGTGACGTAGGAGTTGCGTTAAAAGAAAAAAACAAAACAAAAGAGAGATTGGCTAGAAACAGAGTTCACAAATATAAAAAAGAATTAAAAGAAAGATGAGTCTAGAAAAAGAAATAAAAAAAGACGTACGTAAATGGTCTGAACATTTTTTAGAAGTGCCTAACAAACATTTAGGAGGAATGTCAGCCTGTCCTTTTGCAAGAAAAAGCTGGAAAGAAAACAAAGTTTTAGTTGAAGTAAAACAAAAACACAAATGGTATAAGACTGAATTAAACGGTTATCTAGACAATTTAAATCTTGAAGTTCACGATTTATTAATTTTTTGTGATCCTTACTATAGTTACACTCCAAATGGATTTCAGGACATAGTTGATGCATATAATGAGTGGCACAATAAAAAAGATATTTATTTTATGGGATTTCATCCTCATAATCCAGCCAACGAAGAGGAGCAGGAGTTTTTAGTATCTCCAGGGGATGAACCCCCACAGGTAGAAAGTGAGCTTATGTACTCTATGATGTTGGCACAAAAGTTCTCGCTATTACAAGAAGCTTCTGATAAACTACACAAGTCTGGTTACTATAAGTTGTGGCCAGATGGGTACTATCAAGACGTTGTAGTATCAAGACAAAAAACCTATAAACGAATATTCGGAGGTCGACATGATGGGTAAAAAGAAAATGGCTGGCGGCGGAGTTATGAAAAAACGTGGCGGCGGAGTCATGAAAAAACGTGGCGGTGGCATGATGAGCAAAAAGAAAATGGCTGGAGGCGGAATGATGTCGCCTAGAAAAGAAATGGCTATGGGCATGAAAAAAGGTGGCAAAGCCATGAAAGGTAAGAAAAAGAAAGCCATGAAGGGTAAGAAAAAGAAGGCAAAAAGATAAATGCCAACTTACGCTTCAACAGCAAGTTTCGATCTGTCTATAGATGATATAGCAGAGGAAGCATTTGAACGTTGCGGTCTTCAAACTCGTAGTGGATACGATATAAAGACCGCTAGGCGTTCTATTAATCTTATGTTAGCTGAATGGGCTAACAGAGGATTAAATCTTTGGACAATACAATTACAAGAAAAAACAGTACCTGCTAATACCACAGAGTTATCAGGAACATCTTTATTTGGTAGTAACGCAGATGACAGTCAACAAATTGTAGATATAACTGATGTGGTTATAAGAGATAACAGTAACAGTGATTTTTCTGCAACATCAATAAGTAGATCAACATATTTAAATTATGCAGTTAAAACAACCAGCGGAAGACCATCTCAATACTATTTTGAGCGTACGATAAACCCAAAACTATTTCTATATCCTGCAGCAGATACAACGTACACTCTACGTTATTATGCTCTAGTTCGGATGAAGGACTCTGGGGCTTACACAAATAATGCTGAGATTCCGTTTCGTTTTCTTCCATGTTTAACTGCTGGTTTGGCTTATTACATAGCCATGAAGAAAGCACCAGAAAGAATTCAATTATTAAAACAAGTTTACGAAGATGAATTTCAAAGAGCCGCAGCTCAAGATGGAGAAAGAACAAGTTTATTTTTAACACCTAAAACTTATTTACCAGGAGTTTAAATGGGTAAATATGCATCAGGTAAGTTTGCAAAAAGAATATCAGATAGATCTGGTATGGCTTTTCCATATAATGAAATGGTGAAAGAATGGAATGGCTCCATCGTTCACATATCAGAGTTTGAGCCAAAACATCCTCAACTAGAGCCTTTGCCAATAGTCAACGACCCTCAAGCTTTACAAGAATCAAGAGGTCAGATTGCTGTATCAAGAGTTTTTGTAGGAGGTGCTAATGGTCCAATAAATGAGGGTAGAACAGTTGTTAAACCAGATGGTTCCGATGCGCCTTATGATGGAAAAGGATTTGGTTTAGCTGCCAATCGATTTGAAACTGCAGATCAAGTCGTTACACATACTAGAGAAGATGGCTCAACTTTTACAATAACCACTAAAAGCATGATGCCCTTAGAACTTCAGGCACCAAAAAAACCTACAAGATTGCTATCTAGTGTTGGAAATGTTACAGTGAGTACATCATGACCGATTATTCTGATTTATTATCTAATGTAAGAAATTATACAGAGACTACCTCTGACGTTTTAACAGACGCCATAATCAATCAATTTATTGTTTCAACTGAAGACAAGTTAAGAAGAACTGTAGATTTAACTTATTACAGAAGATATGATACGGCTACATTAACAGTTAATAATCCTTTTTTACCTCTTCCTGCTGATTGGGAAGCTACTAGATATATTCAATTAATAGATACGTCAAATAACAGAACGTTCTTGATACAAAAAGATATTTCGTTTATGAATGAATTTGCGCCTAATAGGACATCAACTGGAGCTGGCACACCAAAATATTATGCCGTTTATGATGATGACACCCATATGTTGGCGCCGACCCCGAACGCTGCATTAACTGTAGAGCTCGCATACACGTACAAGCCACCTGTCTTATCCAGTACGACAACATCAAACTGGGTCAGTCAGAACGCTCCAAACGTGCTTTTGTATGGTTGTGTTTTAGAGGCACTTGGATACTTGAAAGGTCCAGCCGATATGATACAATACTACGATAAAATGTATAATCAGTCC